TTGTGGACGCAGATGGAGCGGCACATGGCGGTGATGCGGATTCGATCGGCCCATCGGGATGCCGAAAACAGTCGCGCTCAGCGCGGCAGAAATGGCGGTCAGCATTCCCTCAAACGCTGCGCCGATAGTGCCTACCATGGTGGCCACGCCCGCAAAAATGGTGGGGAAGCTGGACAGCAGACCGCCGCTCAGGCCCTGACTGATGGCGAGAGCCGCCGTGCTCAGCGGCCCCTGCAGGCCCTGAAAGACCGACACGAGGGTGGAACCAAGGCCCTGTGCCTGCTGCCAGACCTCAGAGAAGCCGCCGGTCAGGCCGTTCACGATCTGCCCGCCAAGATCAATGGCACCCTGTACCAGCTGATCGCGGGCACCGCGCAGCGCTTTGTTGAGCTTAGTCACGATGCCAAGGGCAAAATCATTGACCTGCTTTTTCTGGTCGGCGGTCAGGCCGCTGTAGATGGTGCTTGCGACCCACTTGCCGATGCTCAGCCAGTCCTGGTTCTTGACGGCGGTGTACAGATCATCGAAGGTGCCAAGCACGCCGGTATCTGCTTCGGTCTGGATCTCCTTCCACAGGCCGTCAAAGGTGTCCGCGCTGGACTTTTTGATCTGCTCAGCCACCTGCACGGTGCCGTCGGCCGCGATGGTCTTGACCCGCTCGATGGTCACGAGGGCACCGTCCACGATGTCGTCGTAGACCTCGGTGATGACCTGCTTCTGGGTCTCGGTGCCGTCGGTCAGGGTCTCGGTGACGGTCTGGGTGGTGGTCTTGACCCCGTCTGCCAGCGTCTCGAAGGTGGAAGTGACCGTCTTGGCGGTCTCCCGCACCGTCTCCATGGTCTGCTTGACGGTCTTGGTGCCGTCGGCGGCAATGCTGGTGACGGTCTTGATGTCCTTCAGCACACCATCCACCATCTGCCGGGAAGTCTCGGTGATGACCTGCTTTTGCTGTGTCTTGCCGTTGGAGAGCGTTTCGGTGATGTTTTCGGTGGTGCGGGTGATCTTGCCGTCGATTTCGGTCGTGGTGTCCGAGATAGACTTGACGACTTCTGCGGCGGCCTGCTTCGTGGCCTTGCTGGCCTTCTTGGCTCCGCTGGGGATGGCCGGGTAGGGGTTCGCGGCTGTCTGGCTCCCGGCACGGCTGCTGCCGTTGCCGGAGCTGCTTGTGCCCTTCGGGACCCATCCGTTGTCATCGTCCCATTCGAGGTCTTTGTGGGAGCTGTCCCACTGTTTCGCGTTCTTGCGCTTGTTATAGTTGTCCATGTAGCCGTTGTAGGCGGCATTGTAGGCGTCCTGTGCCGCACCGACACCGTTTTTCAGGTTTGCCAGTGCAGCCGCCGCGCCCCTGATTTTGGCGACCAGCTCATTGATCCAGTCCACCACCGTGCCGATGGCGTTCTGTGCGATCTTTTTCACAGACGCAAATGCGGAGTTGACGGCATTGCGGAAGGTCTCGCTGGTCTTATAGGCCGTCACGAGACCCGCCGCCAGAGCCGCCAGCAAGGACACCACCAGACCGATGGGGTTCGCCTTGAGAACCGCGTTCAAACCTGCCTGCGCGACTGCAAGGCCGGTCGCCCCGGCTTCGGCGGCTTTGTGAGCAGCGGTCATGGCCGTGGTCGCGGCAGTGTGAACCACTTCAATTGCAGTAGCGGCGGCTACATAGCCCTTGTAGGTCAGAAACGCTGTTCCGGCAGCGGCCACAACAGCCGTTGCAATGCCGATGGTCTCCTTGAGCTGGGCCATCTTCTCGTCGCTGTCGAGGAAGGAGACCACCACCTCGTTCAGCTTGACCACCAAATCACCCAGAGCCGCAAACAGGCCGCTGGTCAGCTCACCGGTCAGGGCGCTGACATTATCCTTCAGGGTGGACATGCGCCCGCTGAAGGTCTGGCTGGCTTCCAGCATACCGTTGTAGAACTGCCCGCCCTGACTGGTGGCGGCTTCCACAGCTGCTTCCAGCTCGCTGAAGCTGACCTTGCCGTCCGAAATGCGCTTGTACAGGTCGGACATGCTCTCGCCGGTGGCATCACAGATCTGGTTCAGCGGGTTGAAACCCGCATCGATCATCATGTTGACGTTTTCCAGCGTGACCTTCTGGGCGCTGGACATCTTGCCGTAGGCGCGGGTCAGGGTCTGCAGTTTCTCGGCGTTGCCCAGCGAGATATCACCCAGCCGCTGCAGCACGCCGGTGGTGTCGTCTGCCGCAATGCCGAACTGCAGCAACGTCTGGGTGCCCTCGGTCAGGTCGGACAGGCTGAAAGGCGTTGCCGCCGCCATTTTGCGGATCTCAGAAAGCTTTGTGGCGGCGGCCTCCTCGTTGCCCAGCATGACTTTGAAGTTGGTCAGGTAGCTTTCCATGGTGGCGTTGTAGTCCACGCCGCTCTTGACCACCTCGGCCAGCTTGGACGATGCCTGTTTTGCAAAGTCCGCGATCATCTGCCCGGCGGCTACCGTCCACTTACTGGTGCTTTTTTCTGCCGGGTCGCTGTTCAGCCTTACTTCACCGGTGATGCTGAAATCTGCCACTGTGTCCACCTCTCATTCGGAGCGCGGGCACAAGGGCACAGGCTGTTATAACTTGATCTCTACCTCCCGCTTACAGGCGGGATTTTTGCATTTTACCCACAGGCCATGGGCGGATGCGGCATTTTCTGCCCACACCGGCAGCGCCCGGCCGCAGTAGGGGCAGGGCACCGGGGCGCGGCTAGTGCCGGAACCGCGCAAGGAACGCAGCGTCATGCTCTTCGACGGACACGACACGGGCGGCACCCCCTCTCAGCTCAGCAGGCAGGGCAAAGCGCTCCTGCAGGTCGGCGTAGCGGTCGCGCATGGAGCCTTCGTATTCCGAAAGATCCATGGTGCGCCAGCTCATGATCTTTGCCATGAGGGTATCCTCCGGCAGGGCGGCGAACAGCGCCCGGAACCGGAACCAGTGCACCTTTTCGCGGGTCAGGTCGATGCCGTAGGCCTGCTGGAATGCCGCCACGATGTAACCGGCATCGCACTGGTAGTCGAAGGCAAGACCGGAAGAGGGCGCGGTACTGCTTTCAGCTGCGGCGCTTTCGGCTGCTTTTTCGCCCGCCTTATAAAACTCGATCATGTACCCGTAGGCATCGATGATCTTCTGAGGGTCGTTCAGAAAACAGTGTGGGTCTTTGTAAAAACGCCAGAGAGCGCTGACCGCAAAACCGATGGGATCATCTCCTGTCTGGCCGCGCACATAGGTGTTGACCAGCCAGACCATGGGCCGGAAATCCGGGATGATCTCGTGTCCATGCCACCGGGTGGGCAACTCGTCCAGCAGCAGATCAGACATGGCGCTCTGCGGCAATCTGCAGTGCGTATGCCGCCAGCTGCTGCATGGCATCAGGATCATCCCGCAGGGCATTCATAGCCTGCCGGGCATCGATCAGCCGCTCGGTTTTCTGCTTTGCGGATACCTGCGCATCCACCCGCTCCACCATCCGGGAGGCAGGCGGTGCGGGATAGCTTACAGGCGGATTGTGCTTGCCCTTTTTGGCCTGTGCGCGGCGCTGCTCCCGGTTCATGAGCTGGGCAGGCTTTGCGGCATAGCGCTGTTTCTCGGCGGCAAAGGCATTGCCCAGCTCCTCGATCACGTCATAGATGGGGGCCATGTTGTTTTCATCCAGTCCCAGACGGGCGGACGAGCCTGCACCGAGGATCTCGTCGATGCAATCCATGGCAATGCGTGCCTGTGCACGTGCATGGTCGCCCAGACGGACACCGCCGCGCCGGAACTGCTCCGACTCCTCGGCGCTCCGGCGCTGCATCCGCTCGTTGGCATCCTCAAAGCGGTCAAGGTCGTTGGCGTTCATCAGGGAAAAATCAAATTCCTGTCCACAAATAACCATGTTCTGGCTCCTTTCAGTTGAGCCGTGCCCCGGTTCTGCCCCGGAGAAAACTAATCACGGCATAAAAGATCCCCGTTCCGGTTCGGAGCGGGGACTGTGTTTGAAAAAAATCAGCCCTTGACGGCCTTGGCAGGCTCAGCGGACTGGGTGGCGGGGGTGTAGTCAAACTCGTCCGGCGTGCCGATGGCCTTCACGTCGCAGGCAAAGGTGGCCTTGGAACCGGCTGCACCGCCCACGTCGGTGGTGACGATGATGGAAGCGCTGCCTTTCTCGCCCTTGCCGGTGCGCAGGCTGAAGTAGATGTACGGCACAATGATATCGCTGCCGGTACCGTACACGATCTTGTGGCTCAGCACAAAATCCTGAAAATCATCGCCCACGCAGCGGTCGCCGTTGACGGTAAGGGTGCGCTGGGTGCCGGTCTTTTCGGTGACGTTGCCGGTACGGATGTACTGAGCATCCTCGGTGGTGGCGTTCAGGGAGCCGGAATGCTCCTTCACATGGTCGGCGCAAACCACCCACTGGCTTTCCTTAGTCTGGGTGCTATCGATCTGGAACGCCAGCACAAAATCGTTCGTCGTCTCAATGCCGGTATACGACGCGCTGGGCGTGATGCCGGACTTGGTAATGGCTTCGGATACGGTCATATCAAAACTCCTTTCATTTTGGCATGTAGTAGGTCAGGCACATTTGCAGCTGCATCTTACAGCTGCCCGCGCTGTTTGTGACGATGTAGCCGCTATTTGTCACGGCAATGCCGGTAGGGGTCTTGCCCCCGCCGCAGGCCGAGAGGTCGGGCAGGTTGTGCCGGGCATCCTGCTGCATGACCCACTCGGTGAGCTGCTCGAAAAAGCCGCTGTTCTGGATGTTAACGGCATCCACCTCGCTGTACTCCCGGCGGCTGAGGAAGAGGTAATTCTTCGCCATTTCCCAGCCGGAGATGTACTTGGTGATGATGGGATCACCGGGGCTGTCCTCGATGGAAAAGGCGGTAGATTCTTCTTCCAGTCCGGCAATGCGGAATGCTGCACCGGTGGCTTCCTGCTCGTCGGCAATCAGCGGGCAGGTCTTGAGCCATGCCCGCAGGGCGGCAATGGTGGGCTTTACGGTTTCGCTCATAAGTGACCCATCCCTCCCCAGAATGTGGTGACGGCCTGTGTGGCAATGTAGGCAATGGCTTCACCGTAATCGGCCAAAGCACGCTGTCCCCAGTAAGAGCCGCGCAGCCCATTTTCACCGTGCAGACATTCGCCTTCAGGGTGAAGATAGAACTGCCTGCGTGCATAAGGCGTGTTATAGACCAGCAAGCCTTCGTCAAACTTGCTGGCTTGATTCACGCTGTTTTTCAATATGCCGGTATCGAAAGGCACGTACTGGTCGATGAGAGCGGCGGCTTTCTGCGCGGTGGCGAACTGTGCTTTCTGCAAAGCAGCGGTTTTCTCTGCGCCGAAATTTGTCTGCCAGTCCAGAGACATCTGCACACCGTCTGCCCGGAAGCGATATCCGGCAGGCTGTTCAAAAATGGGCTTGCTCACAGTCTCAGCTCCCTTCCACGTGCCAGTGGGGCAGCAGCGGCTCCCGGTCGTCCGAGACAGCCGCTGCCGTGCAGCATAGGTGCGTTTTTTCGAGTTTGGCATACTCGGCTTCGGTCAAGGCAGGCACCGCGCCCTGCACCAGCTTCCAGCCGCGTTTCAGGGTCCAGTGCTTGGTCTTTTCCGCTGCAGACAGCGCCGCCCACTGGGCATAGGGCAGGTAGCCCATGGTGCACACGCTGGCCGGGATGCGGATGTGGGTGGTGCGCTCCGGGTCCTTGGCAGTGCCGGAGCCGGAGCCGGAGGTGGAGCGGCATTCCCGCCAGCTGCACCCGGCGAACACCCAGCACACCGGCCTGTCCGTCTCGGTGGCAGTGTCGTGGATGAGGTTCACAACAGTAACAGCTGTCTGCATCACAAAATCCCCCTGTACAGCAGGCCGTGCGGGTCACTGCCCAGCGCGGTGCGGATGATCTCATAGGCTTCCTGCCGGGCGGCGGCGGTCACACTGGCATTGCTGCCAAAGGTGACGCTGTAGCCGTCGTTTGAGACGCTGGCAGCACCCGGCACAGCGCCCGCCGCAGACGCAGCGGCCAGCAGGCCGACGATCTGGGCGCAGGCATCTGCCAGCGCTGCCCGGCAGGCCTCGCACCCAGCGGCGTGGCTCTCTGCCCGGCCAAAGGTGGCGGCATCGATCATGCGGGAAGCACGGCTGCACAGCACACCGAAGGCCGCTTCCGGCACTGTACCGCCTGCAGCCGCATACTGGTCATAGGTGCAGTAGAGCATGGCCTTACGCCTCGATGCGCTTGATGTACAGGGTCTTGGGCTTGGACACCTTGATGCCGTACACCTTGCGCCCCTGCACAGCGGATGCGCCGATGTACTTGCCGGAGCCGCCCAGATCCTGCAGGTGCACCGTGGTCTGCCACTCCATGACGCGGTGGCACCAGTTGGGGTGGCCGCAGATGAACTCGGTGGTGGTTTTCTTGCTGGCCACGCGGGTGGTGTTCTCGAAATCCATGTTGTTGGACTCGTACACCGCAAAGCCCGCGATCTGACCCACTGCGCCGGTCTGCACCAGCTGCTGGGACAGATCGCCCTGCTTGATGAAGCGGTCGTCCTGCATGAGGAGCTCCAGATACTCGGGGCTGACGATCATCCAGCGGCCGGCCTGCGGCACGCCGTTGCGGCTCAGGGTGCGCTTTGCGGCCAGAGCTTCCTTGTAGGCGGTGGAAGCGGTGCAGGCGGTCTTGGTGGCGCTGATGTTGGCACCCGCTGCGCCCTGCAGCGCCTCGATGGACTTCTTGTCGATGGACAGAGCCATGGAGTAGCCTGCGCTGTCCAGACGCTCGGCGGTGATGCCGTCGGGCACGGATGCAGCGTCGAAGCCGTCGATGATCTCGTTCACGGCCTCGTCGTTGTCGATGTCCAGATCCAGATAGGTGGTGGTGCCGGCATCGGCATCCACGCCGTTTGCCTTGTCGTAGGCCTTGACGGCAACCTCAGTGTCGCGGACAGGGATCTTGACCTTACCGGCCTTGGGGCTGCCCTCGTAGCGGTTGTTGAAGATGGTATTGTCGCGGGTGACCAGAGTCGCACGCAGCTTTGCATCCACCAGAGCGGAGTAACGCTCCTGACTTGCATGTGCCATAGAAATCTCCTTTCGTTGTTACAGGTTCAGTTCAGGGTTCAGGGATTTGAAAGCGGCTTCCCCACCATCGCTCTCGTTGGCGGGCGGGGCACCGTGCTCGGCTCCGGTGGAGACCACGGCCACACCGGCTGCACCGTCCTCACCAAAGGCCCACGGATTCGCCTTGGCAGCATCGTCCAGTGCCTTTGCAATGTCGGTACTGCGGTCGGCAGAGCCTTTCAGGGCATCCAGATCCAGCAAAGCCCGCACTGCCTTGACGCTGCGGCCCTTCTTGCTCATGATGGCGGCATTCAGGGCGTTATCGAAGGCAAAGCCCTCGGCCTGCGCCTTCATGTCGGCCTTCAGCTTGGTGACCTGCTCCTGCAGGCCTGCCACGTCCACGCCGTCAAAGGCTTTCAGGCCGTCCTGTGCGGTCTTGAGCTGGGCGTTTGCGTTGTCCAGCTGGGTCTGCAGGGCCGTGGCGGCAGACTTCTCCCGGTTGATGTCTGCGCCGTTCTCCTGCATGATCCAGTTCAGCTGTTCGTCGGTGATGCCGGGGATCTTGTTCTTCACGTCTTCACGCTTCATGGTGGAAACTCCTTTCGTGTGTGAGACCTCAGTTTTTTACACTGTTCTCTGTCAGTATTCGGTCTTGGGCGGGGTACGCACCGCCCACTGCGTGGTGTCCATTTTGTCCTCATGCGGGCAAAACGGGCATGAAAAAAGCACCATGCTTTTACACGGTGCTTTGAAAATGGGCAACAAAAAACCACGGTGCGGGTGCATCGTGGTTCAATCGTCAACGTAGTTATCTACGTCCGGCCATTCGGTCATATTCTCGCTTTCTTCTTCCAGCTTTTTGATTTCAGCTGCAAGTTCTTCCGGCGTTTTGCCAGAAGGCATGTATTCTTTCACTTGATTTCACTCCATTCGATTCCGTATGTTTCTTGTGCGTCCTGTAATGCACGCTGGAACGCTTCAATTACATCCATATTATAAGGTGGTCCCATGTAAATGTCAACTTTCTTGTCGATGACACTCACAGCGAACGGCCGTGCATTGCGTGTACTGTACTTATAGACCGTTCCGTCATGGCAAGCAACAATACCAAAAGCATATTTTTTCTCACCAGCGCTGCCGAAATCGGCACCAGATGGCGGAACGTTTGTTCCGTGATTGTGAAGCGAAATCAGCGTATAAGGATTGGCAGATTTAACGGCCTTGCTCAGCGCGCGGTTGTACTGAGTTTCGTTTCGGACTTTACTGGACGTTTGTCCTACAAGAGAACCATCCATACGCAGAATTGTCAAATCCTCGTAGTAATCGCCAGACTGGTGCGTAACAGCAGCCTTGCAATATTTGTAGATTGACTGATTCAATGCAGGACTGTCAGAAACCGAATCGAATTTTGCCCGGTACAAATCACTGTTTATGTAGTCAAAATCGGTCTTGTTAGAGCCAACTCCGCCACTATAGCTTTTTTCGCTTTTGGTGACCTTCTTCGCCGCCCACGCCGCCTTACTTCCCTCACTCCTTCCGAACTTCGGCACGCTGACCCGGGCACTGTCTATCCGCCCACCGGTGGCCTGCGCAAACTCGGCAAGGCTCTGGCGGGCGGCTTTCAGGCGGACGGCGCTGTCGATGGTGTCCACCCCGGCTGCCGTTTCGGCGAGATACCGTTTCTTCCACCTGCGCACATTGCGTTCTCTGGCACGCTGCATCTGGTTGATCTCGTACCGGGTGTATTGTTTGCCGTTGTACTCGATGTTCCGGGCGTTCAGCTCTTCCAGCTGGTCGCGGGTCCATGCGGGCGGGTCGCCCAGCTCCGGAAACACGGCGAAAAAGGTGTGGCGGTAGTTCCAGCCGCACAGCCCTGCGCCCCAAAATCCGGATGCATGACCCTGCCGGAAATTTGTACAGATAATTCTGGAAAAATTCAAAAAAGGCGTTGACAAAGTACGACCTTGCTGGTATAATAATACACGTCGTCAGGAATAAGACACCTCAACACCGGCTTATGGGGGATTAGCTCAGCTGGGAGAGCGCTTGCATGGCATGCAAGAGGTCAGC